ATCCGCGAGTACGGACTGCTGATCAGCAAGAAGAACACCAAGTCCACGATTGCGGCCGGCATCATGCTGACCGCGACGATTCTGTGCTGGCGCGAGGACGAGGAGCATCTGATCCTGGCCCCGACCAAGGAGGTCGCGGACAACAGCTTCAACCCGGCCGCGGGCATGATCCGGGCCGACGAGGAGCTGCAGGCCATGTTCCACGTCCAAGAGCACCTGCGCACGATCACCCACCGGGTGAGCCGCAACACGCTCAAGGTGGTGGCGGCGGATACCGACACGGTGTCTGGCAAGAAGGCCGGTCGCGTCCTCGTGGACGAGTTGTGGTTGTTCGGCAAGAAGGCTAAGGCGCAGTCGATGTTCCTGGAGGCGTTGGGCGGCCAGGTGTCGCGCGACGAGGGCTGGGTGATCTTCCTGACAACCCAATCGGATGAGCCGCCGGCCGGCGTGTTCAAGGAGAAGTTGCAGTACTGGCGCTACGTGCGCGACGGCGTGGTGGTGGACCCGGCGACGCTGGGAATCCTCTACGAGTTCCCGGCGGCCATGGTCGAGTCGAAGGCGTACCTGCTGCCGGAGAACTACTACATCACCAACCCGAACATCGGGTTTTCGGTCAACGCCGACTGGATCGAGGCGCAGCTACGCAGGCTCACCAACTCCCGCGACGGCAAGCTGCAGGAGTTCCTCGCCAAGCATCTGAACGTCGAAATCGGCATGTCCCTGCGGTCGGACCGTTGGGCCGGCGCCGACTACTGGCAGGTGCAGGCGCGCCAAGGGCTATCCCTGCTGGAGTTGATCGAACGCTGCGAAGTGGCCACGGTGGGTATCGACGGCGGCGGGCTGGATGACTTGCTCGGCCTGGCCGTGGTTGGACGCGACGCGGACACGCGCGAATGGCTGGCCTGGACCCGGGCGTGGGCACACCCGTCTGTGTTGGAGCGGCGCCAGGAGATCGCGCCGCGGCTGTGTGACTTCGCGGCCGATGGCGACTTGGTGCTGGTCGAGAGGATCGGCGATGACGTAGCCGAACTGGCGGGCATCGTTGCGGACATCGAGGAAGCTGGGGTGCTCTCCAAGGTGGGTGCTGACCCTGCCGGACTCGGCGCGATCCTCGACGCTCTGGAGGAGGCCGGTGTACCGGCGGACAAGATCGTTGCGGTTTCGCAGGGCTGGAGGCTTGGCGGAGCGATCAAGACGACTGAGCGAAAGCTGGCAGAAGGCGTCCTCGTCCACGGCGGGCAGGCGCTGATGACCTGGTGCGTGAGCAACGCGAAGGTGGAGCAGCGCAGCAATTCAATCCTCATCACGAAACAGGCCAGCGGGACGGCAAAAATCGATCCGCTCATGGCGCTGTTCGATGCCGTGTCGTTGATGGAGTTGAACCCCGAGGGCATGAAATCTATGGACGACTGGCTGAGTAACCCGGCGCGAAAGGCATGAGCATGAAGAACGAATCCACCCGCCGCCCTGGCCGGATCGCCTCCGCGGTTCGGGAATGGCTCGGCATTCCCATGACGTTGACCGATGAGGACGCCTGGTCGGCCATCGCGGGCAGCTCCAGCGTAGCCGGGGTGAACGTCACCGCATCCACGGCGATGCAGGTATCCGCGGTCTGGGCGTGCGTGCGCCTGATCTCGGAGACCATCGCCACGCTGCCCTTCGGCATCTTCGAGCGTGCGCCATCGGGCAAGCGTCCCGCTCCGCACCATCCGCTGCACTTCATGATCCACGACCAGCCGAACACCGATTCCTCGGCGTCCGTGTTCTGGGAGGCAATGGTGGCGTCGATGCTCCTACGCGGCGCCGGCCGCGCCGAGAAGCTGCAGATCGGCGGCCGTCTCGTCGGCCTGATGTTCCTCAATCCCGACCGCCTGAGCTCCTCGCGTGACTCCAACGGCAAGAAGGAATGGCGCTACACGGGGGAGGACGGGCGGCAGCGGGTGATCCCTCGTGACCGCATCTGGGAAGTCCCCGGCTTCACGCTGGACGGCAAGAACGGGGTATCGGTGATTGCCTACGGTGCGCAGGTATTTGGCGCCGCCATTGCGGCTGAGCGCGCCGCGTCGCGGACCTTCGTCAACGGCATGCTCCAGACGGTCTACTACAAGGTGGCCGCCTTCCTGAAGAAGGAGCAGCGCGCTGAGTTCAAAAAGAATGTCCTGGGCGCCGTTGAACGAGGTGAAACGCCGCTGCTGGAGGGTGGAACCGATGTCGGGACCATCGGCATCAAGCCGTCCGACTCCCAGCTTCTGGAATCGCGCGCGTTCAGTGTTGAGGAGGTGTGCCGGTGGTTCCGCACTGATCCGGCGCTGGTCGGCCATGGGCAGAAGGACAGCAATTGGGGCACCGGGCTCGAGCAGAAGATGATCTGGTTCCTGACTTTCACCCTCGCGCCGTGGCTCAAGCGCATCGAGCAGGCGGTGAATAAGGATCTCCTCGCCCCGGGTGAGCGGTCGCGCTTCTATTCGAAGTACTCGGTCGAAGGTCTCCTGCGGGCCGACAGCGCAGCCCGCGCGGCGTTCTACGCCGTGATGACGAGCAACGGGATCTTGACCCGCGACGAGGTGCGAGCGCTGGAGGACAAGGAGCCGATGGGCGGAAACGCCGCTGTCCTGACCGTTCAGAGCGCCATGACGACGCTCGACAGCTTGGGCAGCACCAGCGAGGCGCAGGCCGTGCGCAACTCCCTATTGGCCCTGCTGGGCCTAAACGAATCCCCCGCTGCGCGGGAATAAGGAAACAGCATGACCATTCGAGCATTGCCGGGCGTCCCGATGGGTCGGCCGCAGATCGATGTGCGCAGCTATGTCTCGCCGATGGCCCTCAATCGGTGGAACCCGAGCATCCGTGCATCCGAAGAGAAGGATTCCGACGAGCGCACCATCGGAATCTACGACGTAATCGGCGAGGACTGGTGGACCGGCGGCGGCTTCACCGCCAAGCGCATGGCGGCCGCGCTTCGCTCTCTGGGCAAGGGGCCGGTGACGGTCTCGATCAACTCGCCCGGCGGCGACATGTTCGAGGGCATCGCCATGTACAGCATGCTGCGGGAGCATCCGGGCGAGGTAATCATCAAGGTGATGGGGCTGGCTGCGTCTGCCGCCTCGATCATCGCGATGGGTGGTGACCAGGTGCAGATCGCACGTCCGGCATTCCTGATGATCCACAACTGCTGGCTCGGCGTCGCCGGGAATCGGCACGAGTTGCGTGAGGTCGCTGATCAGATCGAGCCCTTCGATGCTGCGATGGCAGATGTCTATGCGGCACGCACCGGTGAGCCCATCGAGGCGATGGCGAAGCTCATGGATCGTGAGTCGTGGATCGGCGGAAGCGCCGCCGTGGATCAAGGCTTCGCCGATGCCCTCCTCGACTCGGAAGAGGTCAAGAAGGGCGAAGGCAAGACGCAGGCGGCAGCGGTCCGCCGGCTGGAGAGCGCCTTGCGTGCGTCGGGCATGTCGAAATCCGACGCCATGACGCTCATCAGCGAGTTCAAGTCCAGCGCGGGCGATCCCGCTGGCAACGGTGAGGGCGATCCCACCGGCAACACCGAGGCGGCGATTGTCGCTGGCCTCCGCGCTTTCAAACTCACCAACTGAGGTTTATTCAATGCACAAGACCATTCTCTGGGCGATCACTGTCGCCATCGCTACCCTGTTCGCGTTCGATGCCTTCGCCGGCACCCACTTCATGGCTCTCGGCCCCGATGGCATGGTGATGGCGACGGTTGCCGCCGCCCTGCCGGAGGCGATCAGCGCCGAACTCAAGAAGATCTCCGACCAGGTGAAGGCGCAGGCCGAACTCGCCGAGAAGGAGATCAAGGCGCACTCCAAGCTGTCCGAGGAGACGCGCGCCAACGTGGACAAGCTGCTGACGCAGCAGGGCGAGCTCCAGGCCCGCCTCCAGTCGGCCGAGCAGCTGGTCGCACGCCTGGAGCAGGGCGGCGGCGAGGCGGCCCGTCCGAAGTCGATGGGCGACCAGATCACCGACAACGAGGAGTACCAGGCATGGGCAGCTCGCGCGGCCGCCGGCGGTGGCAGCAAGTTCCACATGGACGTGAAGGCCGTACTGACGAGCGACGGGGCATCGGCCGGTGACCTGATCGTTCCGGACCGCGTGGCAGGCATCAAGGCGCCGGGCCTGCGCCGGCTGACCATCCGTGACCTGCTCAATGTCGTTCCGACCGGCTCCAATGCGGTCGAGTACGTGCGCGAGACCGGCTTCGTCAACAACGCTGGCCCGGTGGCGGAGAATCCGACCGGTCTCAAGCCCGAGTCCAACATCACCTTCGAGGCCAATTCGGCGCCGGTCATCACCATCGCCCACTGGATTCATGCATCGCGCCAGGTGCTGTCGGACGCTCCGATGCTCCGCGGCTACGTTGACGGCCGCCTGCGCTATGGCCTCAAGCTGAAGGAGGAGGGCCAGATCCTGAAGGGGTCCGGCGTTGGACTGAACATCAATGGCCTCGTCACCCAGGCGACGACCTACGCCAATCCGGGCGTGGTGGTGAAGGCGGAAACCCGCATCGACCGGCTGCGCCTGGCTCTGCTGCAGGTCGAGTTGGCCGAGGCGTGGGCGGACGGCATCGTACTGAGCCCCATCGATTGGGCGGCTATCGAGCTGACCAAGACCGACGACAACGCCTACCTGTTCGCAAACCCCCGCGGTATCGCCACCCCCGCGCTGTGGGGCCGCAATGTCGTGCCGACCCAGGCGATGGACGCGGGCGAGTTCCTGACTGGCGCCTTCGGCGGCGGCATCGCGGCCGAGCTGCACGACCGCGAGGACGTGAACGTCATGGTGGCTACCCAGGACGACCGCGACTTCGTGAAGAACATGGTCAAGATCCTCATGGAAGAGCGCCTGACCCTGACGGTGTATCGCCCGGAAGCCTTCGTGAGCGGTGACTTTACCGGCATCGACCCGACTGGCCCGTAACGGCGCGGCACCAAGAGGGGCGGCGATCTGCCGCCCCTCCTCAACGGAGGACGAACATGTACGAAGTCAAGGCACTGCGTAGTTTCGAGCACGGCACCGCCCGCAAGCGCGGCGAGCGCTTCCCTGTGGCAACCAGGCTCCACGCCGAGATGCTGGAGGGAAAGCGGCTGGTCGAGATCGTTGGCAAGGCCGGCGAAGAGGGGGCGGCGGGCCTGCCCGAGCCCTTCACTGCCCAGCTCCTGGAGCGGAACGCCGCCGAGGTCGTTGCATGGGCCGGCACTGTCGGTGACCCCGCGCAGTTGGCGGAGGCGCTGAGCGCCGAGCAGGCCGGCAAGGCACGCAAGAGTGTGTTGGCTGCCATCGAATCGGCATTGCAGCCGGAGTAAGCCATGCAGCTCCTGACGATTGAGCAACTGCGCTCGCATTGCCGTGCCGATCCCAGCGACGACGACCTCCTGACGGTGTACGCCGAGGCGGCAGAGCAGGCCGCGCAGGACTTCCTCAATCGGAAGGTCTACCCGGACGTGGAGACGATGGCCGAGGCCGTCGAGGAGGGCACGGCGGGGGATGACCCTGCCGTGCTCAATCCCGCCATCCGCGCTGCCATTCTGCTGACTGCCGCACACCTTTACCGCAACCGAGAGGGCGTGGGCTCCGAGCAGCTGCGGGAGCTTCCCATGGGTGTTCATCAACTGCTGTGGCCGCACCGTGTCGGCCTGGGAATCTGAGCATGGCGATCAATGCTGGCGACCTCAACCGCCGCATCACCATCGAGCAGCGCGGCACCGGCAAGGACGGGTGGGGCCAGCCGGTGGAGACGTGGGCATCTGTAGGCGAGGTGTGGGCCGGCATCGCGGGCGAAACCGGCCTTGGCGCCATCCGCTCCAACCTGCAGGCCGGCGCACCTGCCTCCATCGCCCGCTACAGCTTCCTGGTGCGCTTCGAAGTTGTCGGCAGGCTGGGCATCAACCAAGGCATGCGGATCGTCTACGACGGCCTGGTGTTCGACATCAAGGGCGTAACCCGCGACATGAAGGACCGCACGGCGGCGTGGATCATCACCGAGCAGGGTGGGAACAACGGATGAACATCAAGGCGAACGTCGATTTCAGCGATGCCTTGCAGGGCTTGGACCTGCTCGCCGGTGTTCGCCACCAGCTGGCGCGATCCATGGCGGTGGCCGGCGGCAAGGTGCTGCGGGACGAGGCCAAGGCGCGCGCGCCAGTGGGCGAGGAGAGCAATCGGCCTGGCCTGCTGCGCGGCTCGATCTACCTGGCGTACCGGGACAAGGCGTCGACCGACAAGGCCGAGGTCTATGCGGTGAGCTGGAACGCCAAGACGGCGCCGCATGGGCATCTGGTCGAGTTCGGGCACTGGCAGACCCATGCGCGCTACAAGGGCAAGGACGGCGAGTGGTACACGGGCGCGCCGCTGGCGACACCCAAGTGGGTGCCGGCCGATCCGTTCCTGCGGCCGGCGCTGGATGCAGCCGGGGAGCGCGCGAAGACGGCGATGATCGAACGCGGCCGCACGCGGCTGCCGGAGCTGCTGGCCGGCAAGGGAGGCGACGATGAGCTATGAGCCGCAGTTGACCGCCCTTCTGGCGCCGCTCCTGGCCGACCGGTTCTACCCGGACGTGCCACCGGACAATCCGCAGTACCCGTGCGCGGTTTACCAGCAGGTGGGCGGCCGCTCTCTGTGGTTCGGCGAGGGCGCCATAGCCGATCACAAGCACGCCCGGGTGCAGATCACCCTCTGGGCCGACACGCGCGCGCAGGCGAACACGCTGATGCGGCGGATCGAGGACAGCATCTGCACGGGCATGCCGAAATCCGAGCCGCTGGGCGCCGCCGTGTCCGGGTACGCGGACGCCATCAAGAAGTACACGGCCCGGCAGGACTTCGGGCTCTGGTATCCCGACCCCTGACCGATCCACCCAGCACCAACCCCAACCACCCGGCCTCGCGCCGGGTTTTTTATTGACCCCAGCGAGGTATGTACGAATGGCTCTCAAGATGCCCAAGGGCACTCAGTTCGGTTTCGCGCCGATCATCACCACCCAGATTCCCGTCACCGCGTTCTCGAAGGCGGCACCGCCGCTGGCAAGCGTGGCATCCGGCGCCGTCGATCAAGGCGACATCGTGCTGATCGGTGCGCCGGGCTGGCCGCTCCTGAACAACCTGGTTTCGCAGGCGGGTGCCGAATCCGGCGGCGCGGTGCCGCTGATCGGCCTGGACACCACCGACGCCGTGCTGTTCCCGGGCACCAGCGTCGCGGGCTTCCTGCAGAAGGCCGGCGAGTTCGTCGACTTCACCCAGCAGGGTGACGCCTCCACCTCCGGCGGCGACCAGCAGTACTGGACCGGTTCGCTGATGGAAGATCCCACCGGCCGCCAGATCCAGATTCCGACGTTCAAGAACGCCAAGGTGCTCACCTTGCCGCTGTACTTCGACCCGAAGCTGCCGTGGTACAAGGCGGCCAAGGCGGCGGATGCGAAGGGCTTGCCCCTGATCCTGCGCGCGAAGCTGCCCGGCGGTGACACGCTGTACCGCTACGGGTACATGTCCTTCGATGGCGATCCGACCATCGCGGCGAACAACCCCATGGGCAACACCATGACGTTCACCGCGCTGAGCGATTCGACTCTGGTTGAGGTGGCCTGATGTTCAAGGTCAAGGCACCGGAGACGTTCGACGCCACGCTGACCATCGTGGGTCAGGGCCGGGAGCAGAAGCTGAAGCTCAAGTACCGCCATCTGCTCAAGGACGACTACAAGGCGCTGATGGACAAGCTGGCGGCCGGCGAGATCACTCCGGCACAGGCGGTCTTGGAGCTGGTGACCGAGTGGGATGCGGACGTGGACCTGGACACCGACGGCGTGGAAACGGCCCTGCAGCATCAGATCGGCCTCGACACGGCGATCATCCACGGCTACGCCCAGGCGATCCAGGTGGCGCGCAAGGGAAACTGACAGAGGCGGTGGGGGCGTTGTACTGGCGCGCCCCCACCGAGGCCGAGCTCGCAGGCACCGGCCTCAAGGCCAAGCACTTCATCGCGCCCGAGGTTGAGCTGTGGCCGGAGTGCGCCTTGCCGATCACGATCTATTCGCGGGTCTCCACCCAGTGGCGCAGCAGCGCCGGAGGCCTGATAGGGCTGGACTACCAGGAGGTGCACCGGGAGCTTGACCGCGAGGGGCTGGACGGCGACCGCCGGGAGGAGGTGATGGCGGGCTTGAGAATCATTGAGCGCGCCGTACTTGAAAGGGCGATCCTGGAGGACGCCTAAGTCCCTGGAGTACACGTCCCAATGTAATCAATGGTGCCAACGGAATCGCTGGTTCCCGTATGCATGAAGCTCTTCACCTGTCTTGTGAATTGCCTCGTCTGGACAACTGGTGATGAGCAGTTGTTCGCCTCCGCATGTTGCTTAATCCAATTGAGCCTAATCGACTCTGCCTTCTCGCTGTCGGGCGGGTAGTTTGCGGCCGTTGTGACCGACATGGCCCATGCACCGACGCCCGTCATCCTAAACGTAGTCATTGAGGACCTATCCAAGTTATGCACGGTTGAGCACCCGGACGACACAAGGATAGAAATGAGAATAAAGCGACGCATTATTGGCCTGCCCCGATTTCATTAGGCCGAAGGTTAATGCGCCGGCTGTGTCTTGTCACCTGATGGAGCTGGCCACGGCAGCCACCATCGTAAGCTGTGAGGAATGATCAGTGAATAGCCCAGCGATTGGCACGGCCGCCATCGAAATAACCGTAGATACCTCCCAGTTCGACTCTGCGATCTCGGCCGCCAAGCGGTCAGTAGCTGACATGTCGACGTCAGCGCAGCAGCAGTACCAGCAGTTGGCCGGCGCGGAGAAGCGCCGTGTCGATGCGCTGGTGCGGCAGGCCGATACCCTTGGCATGACCAAGGCGCAGCAGCTGGCCTACAACGCCTCGTTGCGCACCAGCGGCCCGATCTTGGACGAGATCGTGAAGAAGCTGGCGACCGGCGAGGCCGCGGCGAAGAAGGCCGGCGCCGAACTGAACAAGTACGGCGTCAGCGCCGCACAGCAGGCCGCCGCGCTCCGCGGTACGCCGGCTCAGATCACCGACATCTTCGTCTCCCTGCAGGGCGGACAGCGGCCGATGACGGTCCTGCTCCAGCAGGGCGGCCAGTTGAAAGACATGTTCGGCGGGACCGTGCCGGCAGTGCAGGCATTGGCTGCGCAGCTATCCGCGATGATCAACCCCGCGACGATTGCCGTAGGCGTCCTTGCGACGCTCGCGGTAGCTTGGAAGCAAGGCGCAGACGAGCAGCAGGCATTCAATACTGCGCTCGCCACCACCGGTGACTATGCAGGTGCGAGCGCCGGCCAGTTCCGGGGTCTTGTTGAGGAACTGGCAAGCCTGCAGTCCGTGACGCATGGCGGAGCTGTCGAAGCCCTCACCGCCGTTGCAGCGTCGGGGCGGTTCGCAAGCAACGAGTTCCTGCAGGTTGCCGAGTCGGCCGCCAGGATGCAGGCCGCCACCGGCCAGAGCATTGAGGACACCATCTCAAAGTTCGAGCAGATTGCGAAGTCTCCGGTAGATGCGCTGCTGAAACTGAACGAGACCGAGCACTTCCTCACCCGCGCGCAGCTTGCACGCGTCGATGCTCTGATCGCGGAGGGCAACGAAACGAAGGCCGCAGCGGTAGCCACCGAAATCTACAAGGAGCACTTGGGCGATGTTGCCGCCGCAGCAGAGGCGGCCAGGCCACATCTCGCAAATATGTGGAGCGATCTCAGGGAGCAGACCTCCGCCGCCTGGGCAGAAGTCAAAGATTTCGCGGAATTCCTCGCCGCTACTCAAGAGCAGTTCAAGGGACGATCCTGGCTGCAGAAGGCCGGTCCCCTGGGGGCGTTCAACTTTGCCAGGGACATGTATCGGGCCCAGCCGGCGAATACGGCGGAGCCGCCGAAAGTCATCTGGGCTGGCGTTGAAGCTGACGGAAGTGAGCCGGTAGGTCCAAAGGAGACCAAGGCCCGAGAGGAACGCAAAAAGGCCCAGGAGGAGTGGGATCGGTGGGTTGGCCAGAACCTCAGCAAGCGCGAGAAGCAGCAGGCCGAGGAGAAGCGAATCCAGGAGGCCGGCAAGAAGCTGGGGCTGGATCAGGCGAAAATTGACGAGCAGATCGCGGCCTCCCGCAAGAGGTTCGCCGAGGCTGAGTCCAAGGGGCGCAAGTCGACCGACCCGACCGTGGCACTGGCGCAGCGGATCAAGCAGCAGATCGCCCTGAACACCGAGCAGTTGCAGGCGGAGGCGAAGTTGACGACCAGCCAGCGCCTGCGCATCCAGGTGGAACAGGAACTGCTCGACCTGGGCGCCAAGGCCGCGCCTGAGCGCCGCGAGGCGATCAACCAACTGCTCAAGCAGCTGGACGCGACCGGCCAGCTGGTGGACGCCAAGGAGAAGGAGGCGCGGGCCACGGAACAGCTGCAGCGGCTACAGGCGCAGATTCGTGTCTCCGAGGAGAACCGGCTTCGTGCCAACACCATCGATCTGCTGTCGTATGGGCGGGGCGGTGATGCCGTCGAAATGCTGCGCCGGCAACTGGACATCCAGCGCGAGTACGAGGAAGGCTTGAAGCAGATCCGCGACCGGGGCGTGGCCGCCGACTCGGAAGAGTGGCGTCGGCAGGAGCAGGCGCTACGGGAGAGCCGCGAACGGATGCTGGATGCGGAAAGGGAGTTCCAGCAGCGGCGATTGGCGCTGATGGGCGACTGGCGCGTTGGCGCCAATGCCGCGCTGGAGGACTACATGGCGGCTACCGCGGACGTTGCAGGCCAGTCCAGCGACCTGTTCGCCAACGCCTTCCAGGGAGCGGAGGATGCCATCGTGCGCTTCGTCCAGACCGGGAAGCTGTCGTTCTCGGAGTTGGCGGATTCGATCATCGCGGACCTGGCGCGCATCGCTGCACGGCAGATGGTCACGGGCGTACTCGGCAATGCCTTGGCCGGCTTGTTCGGCGGCACCACCGCGGCGGGGAATGCGCTCGTCAGTGGCGGAACGCAGAGCATCACCGCGGGCCTGATGGGGCAGCTGATCCCCAACGCCAAGGGCGGCGCCTACAACTCGCCCAGCCTGTCGGCGTACTCCGGCGGGGTGTACGACAGTCCGCACCTGTTCGCGTTCGCCAAGGGCGCTGGCGTGTTCGGAGAAGCTGGACCGGAGGCGATCATGCCGCTCCGGCGCGGCCCGGACGGGCGCCTGGGTGTCTCCGCTGCCGGCGGTGGTGCAGCGTCGGTCAAGGTCGAGGTGATCAACAAAGGGCAGCCGGTGAAGGCCACGGCGTCGGCGGAGCAGCAGCCGGACGGCAGCCAGCTGATCCGGATCATTCTCGACGCGGTGGCCGACGACGTGGCCTCGGGAGGCAGGGTGGCCCAGGCCGGCAAGAGCCGATACGGATGGAGGGATCAACTTGGCTGACTTTCCGAGCTATGCGCACATCCTGGCGGACGGCTTCACGGAGTCGTTCGATCCGGCGGTGGAGCGCACCGACATGGAGCGGGGTGTACCCAAGCAGCGCCTGGTGAACACGCAGGTCATGGCGAAGGTAAGCGCGACGATCCTCTTCCGGAAGAAGGCGGACATCGCATCGTTTGAGTCCTGGTACTTCGACACCATCAAGCGCATCGGCTGGTTCCAGATCAAGCACCCAAGGACGGGTGCGACGATCACGGCCCGCTTTGAGGGCGGCAGCATCGGCACCCTCGTCCCGCTGGGGCCGGCGTTCTACATCGCCAGCCGGACGGTAATCATGGAGTACCAGCGATGACGACCTTCACCGAGCGCCGGCAGCGTGTCACCGACACGGCCGGAACGCTGCTGTTCCTGGAGATCACCGCCCCCTCGTTCGGCGAGACTCTGCGGCTGGTCAACGACACGCAGAACTGGACGAGCAACGGCATCGAGTACGTCGGCGTGCCGTTCGGGTTCAAGCTTCCCAGCGACGTGGGCGGCCAGACGCCGCGGGCGGTGCTGACCATGGACAACGTGGGCCGCGGCATCACGGAGGACTTGGAACGGCTGCTGCCCGGGGACGTGGTGATGGCCCGGCTGCTGTTGAGCGACCGGGCCGACCCCAATGTCATCGAGCGCGCATTCCTGCTGCCGCTGACGCAGGTGTCGGTCAACGCCAGGACGGCGACAGCGCAGTGCGGCTACGACGCGATCATGCGCCAACAGGCGGTGCGGCTGCGGTACACGCCCTTCACCGCCCCGGGGGCGTTCTGATGCGCCTGGCCGATGTGGAGCGATTCGTCGCCATCCCGTACGACGAGCGGGAGTTCGACTGTGCCGACCTGGTGGTGCTGGTCCAACGGGCGTTGTTCGGCCGCACGGTTCAGCTTCCAGGGCGTCGACCACGGGGCGTGGAGGGGCAGGCGGCCCTTGGGGCGCTGTCGCGCCCCTATGGACGACGAACGGACACGCCACAGGACGGCGATCTCGTCCTGATGGTCGAACACGGACAGAAGCGCCCCGGCCATGCCGGGGTTTTCTTTTTCCTGGCCAACGAGGGCTGGGTACTCCACACGAACGGGCGCAACGGCTGCAGCGTGCTGCACCGCGTGCGCGAGCTGCCCGACTTCGGGCTGAGGATAGAGGGCTACTACGCATGGGCGTGATGCATCAACCGCCGCTGGGGCCGGGCCAGCTGATCGTGACCCCGCATCCGCTGATGCTGGACGGCCAGCGGAGCGTTGTGTGGGAGGCGCGCGCCGGCGAGAGCCTGTACGCCATCCTGCAGCGCAACGTGCCGGAGCTGGACGGGCAGCGGTGGGAGGTGTGCATCGGCGGCCGCTCGGTCGAGCGGCACCTGTGGCACCACGTCCGCCCGAAGCAGGGGCAGGTGATCGAGGTGCGCGGCGGCGTCGGCCGTTCCGCGCTGGCTCTCGTCGCCGTGCTGGCGCTGACCTACTTCACCTTCGGCGCCGGCGGTATGGCTGGCGGTGCGTTCATGGGGCTGACGGGTGTTGCCGGCTACGCGGCGGCGGCGGCTGTCTATATGGCCGGCGCCATGCTGGTCAACAAGGTGCTGGCACCGAAGCAGCCGAAGGTGGACAACCGGCAGCAGGACTCGGTCTACTCGATCGGCGGCGCGCGCAACCAGCTGCGACCATACGATCCGTTCCCGTTGCTGTTCGGCCGGGTGCAGATCACCCCGGACCTTCTTAGCAAGCCGTACACCTGGTACGAGGGCAACGATCAGTTCCTCGGGTTGCTGCTGTCGGCCGGCATCAACGTGGGTCGCATCGAGGCCCTGTACAACGGCGACACGCCCCTGTCGAACTACGAGGGCGTGCAGGTCTACCACGCTGGCTACAGCCAGATGCCGGAGCAGACCATCCCGCTGTACAGCAACGCCGACACCATCGACGGCGCGGAGTTGACCAAGGAC